TGCATAAATATTTAAATACTAATATAATACAAGGAATTTTTATCTTGAATAAAAGCGTTTTACTACTTAATGCTGATGGGCAACCATTATCACAAATGCCACTTAGCACAGTTAGTTGGCAAGATGCAATCAAGGCCATGTGGTCACAAAAAGTACATGTAATTAAAAATTATGATGATGAGTTTCTCCGGTCACCGAGAGTAACTATTCCATACCCAAGCATTATTATGCTTAACACTTATCACAAACAACCCTCCAAAGCAAAATTCACTCGTAGAAATTTATATGTCAGAGACAAATACTGTTGCCAATACTGTGGCGATAGGTTTGCTTATGCTGACTTAACAATTGATCATGTTATTCCAAAGTCAAAAGGTGGAAGACTAACATGGGAAAACAGTGTTACTGCTTGTGGTCCGTGCAATGTAAAGAAAGGCGATAGCTTATATCCTTTACCTATGCAACGACCAACACACCCTTCGTGGTACCAAATAAACTATGCTTACCAGCATCATACACTCACAATACCAGACGCAGCCTGGCAAAAGTACATACATTGGCAAGAAGATAAGCTAATTATAGAGCCGTTATCTACCTAGTTAATCTTTTGCATAAATAGTTGTATGAGTAATAATATATTTGGATATACAACAATTAATCAACCTTATACTAGTAAAAGCCTTAGCGGCTTAGATCTAGCGAAGCAGGACTTATTGAATCATTTTAAAATCCGTAAAGGAGAAAAATGGTCAAATCCTGACTTTGGTTGCGACTTAGAATTATATGTGTTTGAACCACTAGACCAAGCAACACAAGATGCTATCGAAGAAGAAGTATATAATGTTGTGAGCTATGACCCTAGATTTGAAGTAAACAATTCAGATATAAGTGTAAACCACGACACACATTCAGTAACAGTTAATGTGAAACTGACTTACCTACCAACAACAACTGCAACAGAGTTGCAGATTAAATTCGATAAAGAATTTACAGAAAACGCAGAGTTTTAATTATGGCACAAAAATCAAGACAAAATAGACTATTTGCGGCAGAGGACTTTACAGTAATCTACGAATCATATATCAATGCAAACTTTCAAGCATTTGATTATGATACTATTAGAACTGCAATGGTTGACTATGTACGCAATAATTATCCAGAGAACTACAACGACTGGGTAGAATCAGCTGAATTTGTATCACTACTAGATGTAGTTGCACAGTTTGGACACAACTTAGCATATCGAGTAGATGTGAATGCGAGGAACAATTTTTTAAGTACCGCAGAAAAACAAGAGAGTGTTTACAAATTAGCAGAATTTTTAGGATATCAACCAAGACGCAATGTGCCAGCGTATGGTGAAATGAAAATAGTTAGCGTAAAAACAAACGAGCCAGTTATTGGTAGTGCGGGTATTAGTTTAGGTGGAACAGATTTAAAGTACGAAGTATCTAACAATGTAAATAATTTAGATGACTTTGTTACTGTAGTAAATGCAGTACTACAAAACAGTAACCAATTTGGTAGTCCAAAAAAATCAGTAGTAATTAATAATATAAAAACAGAATTCTACGATTTTAATAATACACCCAATCAGGTTAAATTTGATGCACAAGGATCAGTATCTGGTGCAAGTGTTACATTTAATATCATAAGCAGTGACTATGATAATTATACAAGATCATTTACAGAGAAATACCCTGACCCAGTTAATTCATTTGGATTATATTATAAAAATGATGGCAAGGGAATAAGCAGTGTCAATACTGGATTCTTTTTTGGATTAAAGCAAGGCTCGTTGCAGTATGAGGATATTGTGATTAGTGAGCCTATTGACAATGCTTCTTTTGATATTAATGCAACAAACGTAAATAATTCAGATGTATGGGTACAAAATATTAATAGCACAGGAAACGTTTTAAAGAACTGGACAAAGGTTGTTGACGTTAACAGTAATGTAATTTATAATAATCTAGCACAAGGCGAAAGAGATGTTTTCAGTGTAAAAACTAGAAAAGACAATGCAATATCTGTTGTGTTTCCTGATCGTACATTTGGTAACGTTCCAACAGACACATTAAGAGTTTGGTATAGAACAAGTGTTAACAGTACATACATTTTAAGACCAGATGACATTGCAACACAAAAAGTACAAATAAATTATACAGGAAGTGATGGCAACAACTACAATGCAGTATTCACTTTACAATTAAAGCAATCAATATCAACTGCAAGTTCAAATGAAACATTAGATCAAATTAGAGAAAATGCTCCAAGAAACTATGCTAGTCAAGATAGAATGATTACCGCACAAGATTATAATACAATGCTTGGTAATAGTAACGGCGGCATCTTAAAAATTAAAAGTGTAAACAGAACATTTAGTGGACATAGTAGATATTCTAAATTTACAGATCCAACTGGAACATACAGTAATTTATACTTGCAAGGAAATGACGCAACGTTATATTCTGAAAATAAATTAGTAGCAGTATCGGCTTCAATTTCAGATACGGCAAATGGGATATATCAAAAATATGTTAAAGATATATTAGACAATGACGAATTCATAAACTTATATTATGATGGATTTAGGTCAGCAACAGAAACTCTTAAGACTACTGATCAAACACTTGATTCAAATGGTAACGTTGCAGTATTTACATGGAACAACGAAAGTAATTCTGCAAGTGGTGTACTAAGTGGATATTTAACAGACCCAGTAACATCTAACACAACTAGAGTAGGTACAACTGCTACTACATATATGAAACATCTTAAGCCAGGCGCATTAGTTAAATTTGCCGGAGGCAGTGTAACGGCTGGTAGTTTTGTTGTGGGAACAGAATATGAAATTACAGTACCAGGCGACACAGACTTTACATTAATCGGAGCACCAGACAGTTATGCAGGTACAGTATTCACTGCCGCAGGTGTCGGAATAGGAACAGGAAAAGTTAAGCCTACTAAAAATATTTGGGCAAAGGTTGTTGACGTAAACAATAATGGACTTGGTGTAGAAGGAACCGGTGTTAACGCAGGTAAGCCTACAGGGCTACAATCAAATGGAACTGGCGCTATAGTGTTAGATAGAAAAATACCTACTAACAGTACAGTTGATGTTATCTATCCTGCACTATCGAGAAAATTTTCTAACAGAGAAAAAGATTTATTTATTTCTTATTTTGAAAAGAAAAAGCCATTTAGCATAAAATATAACCAACAAAAAACAACATGGGAAATTGATACTACACCTCCTCCATTTTCTCAAAATGATACATACCCAGCTAACTTTAACGTAGCTGATATTGACAACAACTGGGTAGTCTATTTTAACTACACAGGTGTGTCTTATGATATCTATATTAGAACAAGAAGATTTATTTTTAATAGTGCATCTACTAAATTGGGAAATATCCAAAACGAAGTAGAAATAGGCTCGTTTACTAAAAAAGCAAAAAGAGATACTATTACTCTTAAGCAAGTAAACACAGACTTTAGTAACCCACAGTTTATTAGTGCTGGATCATTTTATGTATATGGATATGATTCTGCAAGTTCAAATGAATACAGACTATCTCTAATTGATAGTAATGCTGATTCAAGACCAGATAATCCAAATGTATTTTATGATATTGTTGGATTAAGTAACACGTCCGAAACATCAAGTGGAAACAGTGAGAATGGTAAAATAAACAACCAATTCGAATGGGAGCATATTGCTGCTGATAATCAAGTTGTTGATCCTAGTTTCACTAATGTTATTGATGTGTTTGCATTATCAAAATCATATGATACTGAATACAAGAATTATCTAAAAGGCGCAACAACTACAGTACCTACTCCGCCAACTAGTTATGAACTAGGAACACAATTCACAGGCGTAGTGGACAAAAAAGCAGTAAGTGACACCGTTGTATATAAACCAGTTAAGTACCGACCGTTGTTTGGTACACATGCTGATCCACAGCTTAAAGCTAGATTTAGAATTATTAAACTATACGGCTCAAATGTTACAGATACTGATTTAAAAACAAAAACAGTAGATGCAATTGATTCATTTTTTAATTCGAGTAATTGGGACTTTGGTGAAACTTTTTACTTCACTGAATTAGCTGCATATGTACATAAAGAACTAGCAGGACTATTGAGTAGTTTTGTTATTGTACCACAAGGTGCAGGAAGTGTATTTGGCGATATGTTTGAATTTACGCCAAACGCAGACGAACTTATTATTGCAGATGTAAATGTCAATGACGTTGATATTATTACAAATATTACAGATGCAAATATTAAAGCAGGAACATAATAATGGCTAAGAAAAAAGCAGGCAAACAACAAGTCAATAATATAAAAACTAGTAATTTTTTACCAAATGTTTTTCAAACAGACTTAAATAAAAATTGGTTAGACAGTACACTAGATCAAATGGTGTCAAAGGGACCATTAGATGATATAGATGTATTTGTTGGTAGTAGAAAAGGTGATGTAGCTGAAAGTGGTGATGTATACTTAGAACCAAAAGTTTATAAAGACCTGCAACGAACTACACAACTTTCTCCTGGAATTGTTGCATATAACAACTCAGGAAAAACAACAAACACTATTACATTTGATGACGTAGCTCATTCAATCAATCAAAACTTTAGTACATATAATTATAATTCTGCATACGCCTCACATAAGTATGGATTTAACCCACCAATTGATATTGATAAATTTGTTAACTATGTAAACTATCGTTGGGTAGAAGAGTTGCCTATATACGAAAGTATATATACAGGAAGTACAGTAAATCCATTAACAGAAATTAATACTAATAACATGTCAACTATAACAGATGATAATAATTCTTTTGTACTTGAAAATCAAATGCTTATTAAGTTCACTGGCAGTGGTTGGCATACTGACGTTTTAAACAAAACATATATTGTTACAGGTAGTGTATCAAAATATACATTACGTGAATATATCAGCAATGACGGTATAAGTCGAGTATATGAAAATAATGTTAAGCACAGTGTTTCTGCAAACGGTGTATGGTTTAATAAAATATTATACAATGCAGAATTAAACTCGGCATATGGAGCAAGTAGTACTCCAGAACAATTAGTAGATGATTATAATAATACACCTGTTAACAGTAGATTACCATTCTTTGATGGGTTTGATTTCCCACAGTTAGAATCTAACACTACTGTTCTTGATAAAGATATACTTGTAAAATTTACAGGCACCTGGACACATGGCAGTGGAACAAACAATAATGATATATTTTCATTAACAATTAATGCTACTACTGGCAACGTATCTATATTACCAGCAACTACTCAACAAATTACTTTAGCAGAAACAACACTATCACCGGATAATAATTTAATGTATAACGATGGTATAGTAATCTCACCAGACAAAGATTACATTGTTGTTAACAAAAATGACTCATATCAATCTGCATGGAGTAGAAATAATCATTGGGTAAACATAAGCACAATTAATAAACTACAAGAATTAATCACTGGATATGATTTTACTGAAATAAGAAATAAACAAAGAATAGCACTTAGACCAATTATTGAATTTAATGCATCAATTGAATTTTATACCCATGCTGGATATAAGCAAGATCAGTATGTTGGTGCAGTTACACACGGTATTAAACAAAATGATAGTGTACCAACCGGAGCAGGTGAAACATATGTATATGTTGATAATCATATTCCGTCAGGAACTGATCATAAAATTTATGTAGTTGGTGGCACAGACATAGTACTAGAAGAAAATGACACATTTACTATTAATAATGCCGTCGACACTACATATAAAAATGCAGACATGTATTTCACAGATAAAATTAAATTTGCTCAACAAAAGCACACAGTCAATCAAAATCCACTTTATAGCTTTTACAATCACTACGGAAACTACCTAGGATCAATAAATGGTAAAAAGTTTGATGGAGATAAAATATTTGGCTACAAAATTGGAACAGGCGCAAACGACACTGAACTAGGATTTCCATTAAGTTATAAAGACACTCCAAAGGGAGCTGAGTATGAATTTGAAAACTTTATTATAACACAAAAATATTATAGTAATTATGCAAATTCTGAGTATTCAAGAGGAACATATTCAAAAGATCAAATTGGTTTTAATTTGTTTAAACAACATGGTGTATTAAAATCAATATATGCACCATCTGGTGATCCTGCTGGCGCACACGAACACAAACAATATAAAATTAATGCTGCTGACGATTCTTTTGTAATACCGTACGGATGGGATAACTGGAGACAGGATGATGAATTTGTTGTTCATCAAGAACTTGAGACATTTGTACTTACAAGAAAAAATATCAGTGGAAATAATAACTTAATAGATCAAACACACCAAGTATATACAGTAGGCGAAAGTCAAGAAATTAAATTTACTAACCTGACTGGAGACACTTTATACATAAAATCACATGGATCTGTTATTTCAGATAACTCAGCTTCGTGGGTAGACACTTATACATCTTCTGGAAGCATAACAACATTAACAACTAGTGCATCAAGTAACGACACATATTTTGATATATATCTAGACAACGAATTGGTACAATGTTTTATTGTGTCAAAACAATATGACCAACCATTTTACAAAATAACACAAAATGGGAATCCAATATCTCCTAGTAATATTACAGTTACAAATTCTTCGATTACATTAGATCAAAGTATTCTTGTAGAAAATGACTTAATTGATTTTGAATGGACTAACAATGATCTAAATAATAGTACACTTAATGTAAGCATGCCAGATGTACACAAACATAATGCAAACAATGATATATTGGAAACATTTACAATTAGTCAAACTTTAAATCATTGGAAAGACAAACTAAATGTTATGCCAGGATTTGATAATAACACATTTGGCGAAAATAATTATGCCAGCGTTCCACATACTCCATATTATGGCGGTACAATCTTTTTACACGAAGATCTAAGTATAATGCACGATATCAACTATGCTGATACTAAGCTATCTATTACTGGTTCGTTACTCGAACAGGGTACAGAGTTTGTTGCATTTAGACAACGAGTATCAGATGCGGCAAGGAAAATTTGGACCAAAACCGGCGCTATGACAATACAACAATTAACTGATAATGCTATTGGTTCAGTAACAAAAGTAAAACCAATTTATACCAACTCAAACATGCTTGTACTTCAATCAGCTGATAGACAAGAATTTATATTAAGAGACATAGATACTACACAAAACAAAACATTTAATACAAGGTTTGAATTTAACGGAGACGTTAATATACGTGACCATGTGTATGTTTACTTAACACAAGATAATGGAAATGAAACACAAGTACGAAAGCTTCTTATAAAAGACAAAGACTATACAATGATAGGAAACACTATTAAATTAATACTATCATATGAGCCATTGGATAGTAAACTTACTAACCCAATGTTAGAAGTGTACTGGACAGGCATGGACGACTGGTGTTTTGTTCCTGCTAGTTTAGTAAAGCTAGGACTAGGATTTGCTACAGAGCCACAAGTTAATAACAATATATTGTATACACATGATGGTACTGAAATAGATGTAACTGGAAAAGATTTAGAAAATGTTAATGCAGGTGCAAGTTTTGATCCTGCTAATGCAGTAATATTTGAGATGGAAAAACGTATATATAATGGTCTTGTTAAAGAAGATAATATGTATAAGAGTTCTTCTGTAATTAACGTAGGCTTAGAAAAGTACCATAGCCCGATTAAATATTTGCCAGCACCTCATCACAACACATGGTATGAATTAGCCGATTTAAATAACTATTTAGAAAAACATTATTACCAATGGACAACTAACAATAATATTAAAACATTAAATTCTAGTAACTACTATGATGCTAATGATAGCAGTACATGGAACTATAGTACTCTATCAGCAGGAGGCGATTTTACAGACAAGTTGCCAGGACATTGGAAAGGTGCATACACACATATATTTGGAACGTGTACACCACATATTACTCCGTGGCACATGCTAGGCTACGCATTTAAACCAACTTGGTGGGATAAGCACTACAGTTGGACAGATCCAACAAAACGTGATAAACTAATAGTTGCATTAAAAACTGGATTAACATCGGAACCAGGATTACCAAAAACACATGTACCGTTGTTTGCAAGACACACATGGAATTGGTCAACACAATGCCCAGTTACTACAACAGGCACATTACAAGATCCTAGCACAGTATTAGATCCTACATCATCTCTTTCAAATGTAGATAAAGAAAAAGAATTTGTATTTGGAGATTGGGGACCAGTTGAATTTAAATGGAGATCAAGTGATATAGGCAGATCATTATTACTAGACGGTGTGTTAAAGTTAAACCCAACAAAAGCATGGTCAGACTTTTTTCAACCAGGAAGTATTAGTAAACATAATTCACTAATAAGAAGCATAACTCATTATGATAGATTATTACCATCAAGTCATTCATTTAAAACACCTAATAAAGTTTATGGAAAAACTATCACATCTATAAAAATTAAACCTGGCTCGTCACCTAGCACATTTGAAAATAACGGATTCTTCCAACTACTTGACGACTTTGATAGTACACTAGGCAGAGCTAATTTTGAAATTACAGAATCATCTGGGCCTGGCACTATTACTGCAATAAGTATGATTGAACGTCCACTAGACATAGTAGGACAATATATTATTTCATATGCTGGCAACGATGCAGACCCATCGGGCATAGACTTTGATGTTAAACTTAATACTGTTTCTTTTGTTGCAAATGGTATAGCACAAGCACAGTACAACTTTTTAACTAGACATGGTCGTGAGAACATACTAGAAGAACATTATGGTAACTTGGATACTAAATTAGTATTCAAATTAGGTGGCTTTACAAGTAAACACCTACTACACCTAAGTACAGAAACAAGTGAACAAGGATGTGTAATACTAGGCGATGCAGACTACAATGTAGAAATGTATAAAGGTGCAGTATCAAAATTAATTACTGCAAGTGCATTAACTATTACAAAAACATTAACAGGATATAAAGTATCTGGTATAAATCATAATACTAGAGAATTTAAATTCCTTGAACCAAATATTACTAACCCAACAGATTATGTATCTATTGAGATTTTGAATCAAACATTAAGACGTTATAATAAATTTGTTGCAACACCTAGCATAGTAGAATATGATGCTGAGTTTACAAAAATACAAGATGTGTATAACTTTATTAGAGGATATTGGGAATGGATGCGTGTTAACGGATACGAGCTACAGTATGATGGAAACACATCAGCATACGACTTTGTTACATGGACTACTACTGCTGAAGTTGGATTTAGTCATATTTTACAAATAGGTAGAAAATTAAAGTACACACCAGCTCATGGTCATGTGTCAGAGTTTAATACACTAACTTATAATAACAATAGCATACTGTCAAGTGATTCTATA